AATTTAATGGATTGTCTTATTACAAATGCGGACAGTATTTCCAAAGGAAAGGCAAACGCCTGCACAGAATGGTATGGGAATACCACAACGGAGAGATACCAGAAGGGTATCACATTCACCATATCGACCATGACAGAAACAATAATGATATAGACAATCTTACGCTGATAAAAGCAAGTGACCATCTGCAAAGTCACATGAATGAAGAAGAACGGCGCGAGAAAAGCAGAAAGCTTGTAATGAAAGCAATCGAAGCCGCGCCTGAATGGCACAGAAGCAAAGACGGATATATATGGCACTCAAAGCACATCAAAGAAGTGTGGGAGAAACAGGAGCCAAGGACGGTGACCTGTGCATGGTGCGGTAAAGAGTTTACCACAAGAGATATGGCAAACAGAAAAGACCGTTTCTGTTGCAATAATCACAAGGCGGCGGCCTTGAGATGGAGAAGAAAACATGAGAATAGCATCGATTACCCTGGTAGGAAATGCTGATGTTTACAACATGGAAGTGGATGATACGCATGACTTTGTAATACAAGGCGGTGTAATCAGCCATAACTGCGCTGACGAGGTGCGGTATTTCTGCATGAGCAGGCCCATCAAGCCGAGGATGGCCGCGCCGCCGGATACATACAATGAAACACCTATGGCTATGTTCCTCGATATACCAAAGGATGACATTATCGCGAAACCGAAGAAGAAGCGAATGGAGATTTTAACCAATGGCGAAAAACAGCAGACGAAACCGCGAAAAGGCGGAACGTGAACAGAATACACCGGCCTTTGAAAACGTCGGGCGTCAGCGGACGAACGAAGAAGCGCAGGCCGCAAGACAGTCAGCACCGAAGCAGACAATAGAGCAGGTGCAGGCCGAAATGAACGTGCAGGACGCGCTTGTCAATCTGCAAGCCGCGCAGGACGGCATGATGATGGCGTCACAGGGCATGGACGCAAACGGTGCTATGGACGGATTCCGAGCGCTGGAAGCGCCTATCGGTAAGGAAGCGCTGGACAAGGCCATGACCACTTTGCAGAAGTACAAGTCCGGCAAGGCAAACCTGGAGCAGAACATTGTCGAAAATATGCGCTGGTACAGAATGAGGCACTGGCAGATTCTCAAGCAGGACAACAAGAACGAAGTGCAGCCGACATCGGGATGGTTATTTAATTGCATTGCGAATAAGCACGCGGATGCTATGGATAATTTCCCCGAACCAAACGTCCTTCCGCGTGAAGTGGGCGACCGTGAACAGGCCGCTATGCTGTCGAGCATCCTGCCGGTTGTGCTTGAGATGAACGATTTCGAAAAGACCTATGACGAGGTGTGGAACTACAAGCTTATCACTGGCACCGGCGCGTATGGCCTTTACTGGGATTCATCCAAGCTTAATGGACTGGGTGACGTCAGCATCGTGAAAGTAGACCTGCTGAACCTGTTTTGGGAGCCTGGCGTGACCGATATACAGAAGAGCAGAAACATTTTCCACGTCCAGCTTGCTGACAATGATCAGCTTGTGACGATGTACCCACAGCTTCAGGGGCATTTGGGCGGACAGACGCTTACCATTACACAATACGTCTACGATGAAAGTATCGACATTTCAGACAAAAGCGTAGTGATTGACTGGTACTACAAGAAACAGAACAGCCAGGGCAAGACCATCCTGCACTATTGCAAGTTTGTCAATGATATCGTCCTGTTTGCTTCGGAGAATGACCCACAGTTCGTGGAACGCGGATTTTATGACCACGGCAAATATCCGTTCATCTTTGACCCACTGTTCAAGATTGAAGGTATGCCGGTGGGATTCGGATATATCGATGTGGGCAAATCCGCACAGGAGTATATCGACAGAGGCAACCAGGCGATTATGCAGAATATGCTTGCGAACAGCAGGCCGCGTCATTTCATCCGCACCGACGGCAGCGTGAACGAAAAAGAATATGCGGATATGTCAAAGGATTTCGTTCATGTGGACGGTAACCTGGGGCAGGATTCGATTCTTCCTATCCAGGGCAAGCCGCTGAATGACATCTACGTTTCCGTCATCAATAACAAGATTGACGAACTGAAGGAAACGACAGGCAACAGGGATATCGCAACAGGCGGCACGACTTCCGGCGTCACCGCTGCAAGTGCTATTGCGGCTATGCAGGAAGCAGGAAGCAAGCTGTCAAGGGATGCGAACAAATCTTCCTACCGTGTGTTCCGTGAAATCTGCATGGTTGTCATCGAGCTAATCCGTCAGTTCTACGACGCACCCAGGTATTTCCGCATCATCGGTGAGAACGGCATGATGCAGTTCGTGCAGTTTTCCAATGCCGGATTACTGCCACAGTCACAGGGCATGGCGTTCGGCATCGACATGGGTATGCGTATCCCGATGTTTGACATCGAAGTAACCGCGCAGAAGTCCAGCCCCTACAGCAAGATGAGTCAGAACGAACTGGCCTTGCAGTTTTATGGTGCCGGATTCTTCAATCCCGAAATGGCTGACCAGGCGCTGGCCTGCCTCGACATGATGGACTTCGACCGCAAGGAGTTTATTATGCAGAAGATTCAGCAGAATGGCGGAATGTTGCAGCAGATGATGATGCTTGCACAGATGCTTGACGCGGTGACAGGGCGTGACGAGTTCGCACCGAGCATTGCCGCGCAGTACGGATTAGCAACGCCGGAACAGCAGAACAATGCGGTACACGACGCACAGCGGATGGCCCCTGGTGGTGAGTCATCCATTACAGCAAACGCGCGGCAGAGAGTCGCAGACAGCACAGCACCCAGGTCATAAGGAGAAGACATGATCATTGCTGAATTCAAAGCAGACCGCGCTGACGGCCTGCACTATCTCCACGTTACAGGCCATGCCGGTGCCGCACAGTACGGCCACGATACGGTATGCGCGGCGGCATCAATCCTTGTTTACGCGCTGGCGGCGTCGTTACAGAACACGTCACAGTCCATCGACAATGGAGAAATGCCAATCATATTCATGGACGAAGGAAACGCAAAGCTGGTATCGAAAGCAAAGCTGACGTCCGGCAGATATGCCGCTGATGCCATTGCATACGGTGTAGCGATGAACGGATTTGCTCTGCTGGCAGAAGAATTTCCCGATTTCGTCCAGGTAATAACGAAGGATTCAAGCGATAAAGCTTAATCATAACGGAGTCGTCCACCTTACGGACAGATTAAATGACGGAGGCATCCTTATGCACAGACTTTTCAAAGGCCGTTCAGCCTTTCGTCTGAACCTGCAATTATTCGCCGATGGCGGAGCCGGTGCAGCCGGTGCAGGCGGCGATGGTGGCACAGGCGCGGACGGCGCAAATGGTGTACCGGCAGGTGTTCCCAGCCTGCAAACGAAGGGCGCGAAAGCGAATCCCCTTGCCAACGTACAGTATGGCATTCAGGATTCACAGCCGCAGGACGCCGCTGCGGTAAACCCCGAGGAAAGAACTGCCCGATTCGATGAGATGATTAAAGGGGAGTTTAAAGACCTCTACGATGCGAAAGTGCAGGACATCGTTCAGCGCAGGCTGAAATCCACAAAGGAAACAGTGGAGAAGTTTGAAGCACTGTCGCCCACACTTGACTTACTGGCCCGAAAGTACGGTGTAGACGCGTCAGATGTGGAAGCGCTGAACAAGGCAATCGAAGAAGACGATTCTTACTTTGAAGACGAAGCACTTGAGAAAGGCTTGTCCGTTGAACAACTTAAAGAGATACGGAAGATGGAACGCGAGAACGCCGACCTGCGGCGACAGATGGAAGAACAGTCCATCCGCGAAAATGCCGACAAGATTTACGGCAGGTGGATGCAGCAGGCGGACGAAGTGAAAAAGGTGTATCCGGTGTTTGACTTAAATGCCGAATTGCAGAATCCGCGTTTTACCGACCTCATTAAAAACAACATCGACCTGCGAACGGCATATGAAGTCATTCACAAGGATGAAATCATACCGGCAGCTATGCAGTTTGCAACAGAGCAGGCGAACGCGAAGATTACGAACAAGATACTTTCCAATGGTGCGAGGCCACTGGAGAACGGCCTTTCATCACAGGCATCGGTAATAACGAAAAGCGATGTGTCACAGCTTTCCAAAGCAGACCGGCAGGAAATTATCCGCCGTGTCCAGCGCGGAGAGAAAATAAGATTCTAAACACATCTCTCTCCGCGTTCAATACGAAAGGAGAGAAAATCATGATTGATATTAAGGTACTCAATCTTCAGCTTTTTGCTAACCATGTTAATGTAACCACCGATAACGGCACAGCGTCACCCTATAATGATCTGTCGCCGGAAATGAAAACCTTTTATGACATGACCCTTATCGATGAGGCGCAGGCGAACCTGGTGCATGATCAGTTCGGCCAGATGCGTCCGATTCCGCAGGGAAGTGGCAAGACCATTGAATTCAGAAAGTTTGCTCCGCTCAACAAGGCGCTTACTCCTCTTACCGAGGGCGTAACCCCTGACGGCAGCAACCTTTCCGTAACCGCCATCACCGCTACTGTAGCGCAGTACGGCGATTACATCACCCAGTCTGATGTCCTGGAACTGACCGCGCTTGACAATACCATTCTTGAAGCCACCAAGCTTCTTGGCAGACAGGCCGGTATGACCCTTGACACCGTGACGCGTAACGTCCTTCAGTCCGGCACAAATGTCAGCTATGCTGGCACCTGGAGCGGTTCTACCGAAACTGACGTAACCAGCAGAGGAAGCCTGAACAAAACCGCAGTTCTGAAGTTTGAAACAGTGCAGAGAGTAGTAGCGAAACTGCGCGCTGCGAATGCACCCACCATTGACGGCAAATATGTTGCCATCATCCATCCGTATGTAGCCTACGACCTTATGCGCGATCCCGAATGGATTGACGCTCATAAATACGCGCAGCCGACCAACCTTTATGAGGGCGAAATCGGTGAGGTAGCCGGTGTACGTTTCGTGCAGTCCACCGAGGCCAAGATTTATGCAGGCAATGCTCTTACCGCTGCCAGCAGAACGCTGACCGTTAAGACGAACGTATCCAGCAACACTTCTGTGCCTGTTAAGGAAAAGATCACGGCCGATGACGTTACCGCTTTTGCGGCTCGTGATGCAGCCGACAAGAAAGTCTACATCGGCGGCGTAGAGTTTACTGTATCCGCCCTTGTGGCCGGTAATGCCGGTTCTGCTTCTCTGACCCTGTCCGCTTCAGGTTCTGTATCCGCTGACGCGGTTATCGCTCCCATCGGCGGCGGTGCTGACGGTTCTGCCGTATTCGGTACCCTTATCATGGGCGCTGGCGCTTATGGTGTTACCGAGGTTACCGGCGGCGGACTTCAGACCATCGTTAAGCAGAAAGGCTCTGCCGGTACTGCTGATCCGCTGGATCAGAGGAGTTCCGTAGGTTGGAAGGCTATCAAGACCGCTGAAATTCTTATCGAGGATTATCTTGTCCGTGTAGAGTCCTGCTCTACCAGGTTCAGCGGCGTTGCGAACGCTAACTAATTATCTATCATCGGCGTGGGGGATTAATCCCCTGCGCCATTAAGGAGAAAACATGGCAAAGAAAAAAGAAGAATTAGATGAGATTCTCGAAGAAGTAACCGAGCCGGAAGTCATTGAAGATGACACCGTTACCATCCGCCTGCCGCGTGAAAGAGATAACGCGGAAGATAAAGTGGTATGGGCAAATGACCGGCGATTCCTGATTAAGCGCGGCGTTTCCGTGGATGTACCGAAATGCGTAGCGGAAGTCCTGCAGCACCAGGAAGAAATGCTGGAGCAGAGGTATGAATACGAATCTGCTCATCAGAGATAAGGTTTTCCTCTTTTTTCATATCTTTTTTACCTTTTTCATGGGGGGTGGGGGAGCGTCAAAAACTCCCCCATTTTCTATAATCTAAAGGGGGAATCACATGACAATTATGCAGGCGATAAGCCGAATTGACGAAATGAAGCCGAATGCCTACGCACAGGAGAATAAAGTAGACTGGCTGTCCACGCTGGACGGCATGGTAAAAAAGCAGGTCATTGACCATTACGAAGGAAGCGAAGATGTTGAATTCAATGGCTATGACAAGGAGACCGACAAGAACACGGTCCTGCTGATACCGGAGCCGTTCACGGATGTGTATGTGCATTGGCTTGAGTCGAAGATAGACTACTTTGACGGCGAGTATAACAAGTATAACAACGATGCTATGCAGTTTAATGATATGTACTCGCAGTATCGGAACTGGTACAACTCCACGCATAACGCAAAGGGAGTGCAGATAAACTACTTTTAAGGGGGTGCAGGTATGCAGTTAGTACAATTAAATGAAGTACCGGCATCACGCAATTTTATCGAAACATTTGGCGGATACAATCATAACATCCGCATACCGGAGTCGGATTTTTACGACATGACCAATCTGACCAGTGACGCATTTCCGGTCCTGTCACCCAGGGCAAAGCGCTGCGTGGAAAGCACCTATACGGATAACATCAACGGCATCATTTCCAAGGACGCGCCGGTTATGGTGCGAGGAACAAAGGTGTATGTCAATAACGTAGAGGTGACCGGCCTTACCGTGACAAACGGCAAGAAACAGCTTATAGGCATGGGCGCTTATGTCATCATCATGCCGGACAAGAAGTATGTGAACACTGCGAAGCTGACCGATTACGGAAACATTGACGCGGCATATGTAACGACAGGCACTGTGACATATACCATGTGCAATGCGGACGGCGAAGACTACACCGGCGTGTTTGTGTCCGCATCCGAGCCGAGTGACCCAGTAAACAAGATGCTGTGGATTGATACCAGCGAAGAGAAGCACGTCCTGAAACAGTTCTCCATGACCACTTCTGTTTGGGTATCGATTCAGACCACCTATGTCAAGATTAAGCATCCGAATATTGCGTCATCCTTTAAGCAGTGGGATGGCGTAAAGATATCCGGCATTGACTCGACCATTACCCAGCTTGCTGACCTGGAAGGAAAGACAAGCGTTCTCTATAACGCCTACCATGACCCTGGTGACGCATCAGTGCCAAGGGCAGAGGGCGTGAATGACTATCTTGTCGTTGTGGGAATCCTTGACGCGGAAGCAACGCAAAGCACTGCGCTTACCGTATCTCGCAAAATGCCGCTGATGGATTTCGTCATCGAATCTAACAACCGCCTGTGGGGGTGCAGGTACGGTACAAATAACGATGGCGAAGTCGTAAACGAAATCTATGCCAGTAAGCTGGGTGATTTTAAAAACTGGTTCGTGTACCTGGGATTAAGCACAGACAGCTATGCGGCGTCCTGCGGTACTGACGGACAGTGGACAGGGGCCATAGCACACATGGGTTATCCGTGCTTTTTTAAAGAGAACGTGTTGCACAAGGTGTACGGCAATGTACCGGCAAACTTTCAGATTCAGACCACGCCGTGCAGGGGAGTGCAGAAAGGCGCAGGGGAATCACTTGCTATTGTAAATGAAATCCTTTTCTACAAGAGCAGGGAAGGCGTATGTGCTTATGACGGAAGCCTGCCCACAAATGTATCAAGGCAGTTTGGAAACATCAAGTATACCGGCCTTGATACCGGCACAGGCTATGATCCGCTGCGGTGCGGCGCGGTAGCTGGCGGACATAGAAATAAGTATTACATTTCGATGCTATCCGAAGTGGATAACACCTGGAATCTGTTCGTATATGACGCGTCAGCAGGATTGTGGCATCGTGAGGATAACACAAGGGTGCGGATGTTCGCATCACTGGATGACTATATGTATTTCGTATCCGAAGCAGAGAAAACAAAGCTTATCGGTATGGGCAAGACCGGCAGCACAATGGAAGGACCTGTGGAATGGAGTGCGGATACCGGCATCCTGGGTCTGTCAGTCGCAGACCAAAAGCGGATAACAAGACTGCTTATCAGGATGCAGATGGAACTGAACATGACGGTCCGGTTCTATATCGAGTATGACAGCAGCGGTGACTGGGAGCATATCGCATCCATTAAAGGCACTACGTTGCGGACGTTCACACTGCCACTAAAACCGAAACGCTGTGACCACTTCCGGCTGCGGATAGAGGGCCAGGGCGATGCCAAAATAATCAGCATTACCAAGACGCTGGAGCAGGGGAGTGATAAAGCGAAATGAGTAACATAGATATCCGTATACCGAACATCGCTACAGATGCTCCTGCAAGCCAGCAGATGGCGCAGATGCGCTCATATATGTATCAGTTGGTAGAACAGTTGAACTGGGCGTTAAACGCGATACAGAGCGCACAGAACGGCGACAGCACGGATGTGGTTATCGAGGGCGTTGATGTCGGCGATGATATTACACAGGCAAACGAAACGACATTCAATAGCATCAAGGGCCTGATCATCAAATCTGCTGACATCGTCAATGCCTACTACGATGAAATGAAACAGCGCTATGACGGTGAGTATGTCGCACAGTCTGATTTCGGTATCTATCAGCAGCAGGTATCGCAGGAAATCACTCAGAACGCGGAAGGAATCTCCCAGCTTTTCACGAACGTGCAGAGCATTGAAAGTGACGTAACAAGCATTGAGTCGGAAGTCATTGCATCCAAGGCATGGATTAACTCCGGCCTGCTTGGATATGACGAAGGTGGCAGTCCGATATACGGCGTTGAGGTGGGTCAGCGCACAACGACCGGCGGAGTGGAAACATTTAATAAGTACGCACGTTTCACGGCCAGCGGTATTTACTTCTATCTTCCTGGCGCTACCAATGCAGTGGCATGGATGACCGGCACAAAACTGTATATCACAAATGCGGAAATCACAAACAGCCTCAAGCTGGGGCATTACATCGTTGACCTTTCGCATGGCGTGACGTTCAAATGGGCAGGTGGTTGATTATGGCAAGTTCAATCTATATTAATTCCAATTCTTTATATGGCCGGTATGTCCAGTTTAAATGTGAGCAGATATCCGTCAATCCTGTGACCAATAAATCTACGGTCAAGTGGACGCTTGCCACAAAAGGCGCAGACGGTTCAAGCGTATCAGTATCCGCGATAACGTGTAAAGTAAACGGCGTTACCGTAGCTTCTTATGGCCGCACACCGTACAGTACTCATACATTTCCTGCCTACGGTGAGCAGAGCGTATCAGGCACTACGGAAATACAACACAATTCAGACGGCACGAAAAGCGTAACGGTATCGCTTGCCGCGAACTATAACGATACCTATTCACCGATAGAACAGACAAGCACCTGGACGCTTGACCCAATACCGAGAACACCGTACATGACCCAGGTGCTGAATTTCTCTTCATCGGGCGATCCGACCATGCGGTATCAGAATCCGCTGGGTGAATCCGTGACCGCGCTGCAGGCGTGTATCAGCCTTGACGGAAGCACCGCATTTACTTCATGGATTGATATCCCGAAGACCGGCACACAGGCAGGCGTGACCATCACCACACAGGAGCGGTACGATCTGATTACTGCAACGAGCGGCACAAGCAGGACGGTTTATTATCTGCTCAAGTCCGTGATTAACGGCACAACAAACATCAGCAGTGAATCAGCAACATTTACGGTGCTGGAGAACGCGCTGACAAGGCCGACAGTATCCCTTGCGGCTACACCGTATAACGGCTCCATGCCGTCCGCGTTTAATGGAAAGTACATACAGGGCAAGTCACAG